GATTATTAATGTTTCCCCCTAACTGGTGTTATCCACATGTAGGTGAAAAGGTAACAGATAAACCAAAATATATTTTAGGGAGTTATGGTCATTATGCCGACTTACAAAATTAGTGGTGTAGAAATACCTAATGAAGAATTACATTTTGCTTATATAACACATAAGTTAAGAAATGAATATGGGTTTATAGAGTCATCTAAAAAAAATATACCTGTAAATAATAAAGGTGAGGTAATGCCTATGTACACCTATCCTTGTTATGAATGGTTAAATAGTATTGATTGGGAAGGTGCAAATGTATTTGAATATGGTACAGGCTTTAGTACATTATGGTGGGCAGATAAAAAAGTTAATTATTATGGTGTAGAAGATAATAAAGAGTGGTATGATAGGGTGAAAAAATTTAATGTACAATATAAATCAGACCATAAAGAATATATCTCATCAATATATGCAGCTGATGTAAAAGGTTTTGATGTTATTGTAATTGATGGTCAGGTAAGATTTGATTGTGTAAAACCTGCCTTTGATAAATTAAAAGATGATGGTATTATTATATTTGACAATAGCGATTGGCACAAAAATACAAAAAAAGAGTTAGACAAATATGGCTTGATACCTATACATTTTCATGGATTTAAACCATTACATGTTGACTCTGAAACAACTTCATGTTATATTAGTAAAGAGTTTAACAAAAAAGCAAAACATATAATACCTATGGCAGGAACAGAGAGAACACAACACGAAACAGATAAAACAATATTATGATAGACAAATTTGAATTAACAATATTATCCAATCTCGTATATAACGAAGAATTTGCTCGTAAGGCTGTACCTTTTTTAAAAGAAGAATTTTTTAGAGATAGAACAGAAATAATTGTATTTCAACAGATAAATAACTTTATAGTAAAATATAATAATCTTCCCACAAGAGAAGCTCTGACAATTGAGTTATCAAACCTAAAGAATATTACAGAGGAAGAATTTAAACAATCAAAACAATTATTGAATAGTTTAGAGATTGAGTCTAATGTAGATCAACAATGGTTACTAGATACAACTGAAAAGTTTTGCAAAGACCGTGCTGTATATAATGCTGTACTAAAAGGTATTAAGATTATAGATGGTAAAGATAAACAATTATCTCCAGAAGCGATTCCGAGCATCCTTAGTGAGGCTCTTGCTGTTTCTTTTGATCAGCATATTGGTCATAACTATGTCGAACAATCAGATGAAAGATTCGACTACTATCATAGAACTGAAGAACGTCTTAAATTTGATTTACAATATTTTAATCGTATAACAAAAGGTGGTCTACCACCTAAGACTTTAAATGTAGCACTTGCAGGTACAGGTGTAGGTAAGTCTTTGTTCATGTGTCATGTGGCTGCTTCTATGATAACTCAAGGCAAGAATGTATTGTATATTACTTTAGAGATGGCTGAAGAACGTATCGCAGAAAGAATTGACGCTAACTTATTAGACGTGACGATTGATGAACTCTATGACATGCCTAAGAAGTTTTATGATGACAAGATTAAGAAAATGCAAAGTAAGGTACAAGGTCAATTAATTATCAAAGAATATCCTACTGCCTCTGCTCATACAGGTCATTTTAAAAATTTGATTGATGAACTTGCATTAAAGAAATCATTTAAACCAGATATAGTATTCATTGACTATTTAAATATATGTTCATCTAGTAGATTTAAAGGTGGTAATATATCATCTTACTTTTACATCAAGGCAATCGCTGAAGAATTAAGAGGTCTTGCTGTGACTTATAATGTACCTATTGTTTCTGCTACTCAAACAACTAGAACTGGTTATATGTCAAGTGATGTAGGATTAGAAGATACCTCAGAGAGTTTTGGTCTTCCTGCAACTGCTGACTTTATGTTTGCTCTAATATCAAATGAAGATTTAGAAGAACTATCTCAAATGAAAGTTAAACAATTAAAGAACAGATACAATGATCCAGGTCTTAATCGTGCCTTTATATTAGGTGTAGATAGGGCAAAGATGAGATTGTATGATGTAGAACAATCTGCTCAACAGATTGTAGATAGTAACCAAGAAACAGAAAAACAATTAAATGAACCATCAGGTCCTCAACCTGCTGAAAGTGTTTATGATAAGTTTTCAGGATTTAAAGTATGAGAAAACAAATAAGAAAAAATAGTCCATCTATATACTACAAAACTGAAATGATAAAGAAAGGTAAAGACATACTATGGCGTGCTGTAGAAATGCCTAGTAAGTTAGTATTAAAAGAGTCTTTCTTTGAAGAAGATGTAAAACCTGTTGTTAAGTTTCAAAACAAATATAAGACCTTTGGTATCTTTGGGTTCCCACCATTCTTTGATTGTAGAGATGACAAAGAAAAATTTGTAGATCAAGGTAAGTCAAGGTATAACGCTCCTGCTAGGACAAGAGGTCGTAGTCGTACATAAATAGTACATAGGAGAGAAAACTATGGCTTACGAAGCGTCTGAAATAATGACAGCAGTTGCTTTACAATCTGATTTGTCAACTTTGGATAAAGTAAAAAATCCAATAGATTTACAAAAATTAATTAACAATGGCAAGAAGATAGTAAAAACTAAAAAAGATATTCAATTCGGTGATGAAAAAACCTTTCAAGGTTTTTCTGCAAAACTAACTGATAAATTCATTAAAGATATGGCCGTAGGTGTGTCTGCCGCTAAGGGTATTAGGCGATACATGAATAAAGCGACAGGTAAAGTAACCGTCTATATGACAGGTAATATATTTCCCAAAGATGTAGAAGAATTTAAAGTTAGTGCTTTTGGTTTTGAAGATTACAATTCATCTGATATAATAGTTTCAACAGATAAGAAAAAGTTTTTTGGTGTGTCTTTAAAGAAAAAAAAAGATGTAAAAGCCTCTGATCCAACTCTTATAAACAAAGCGTTTTCTAGTGTCTTTGAAGGTAAAAAATATGACAAGTTAAAACAAGAAATGGTTGATTTAAGAATTAAATATTTTTCAGGTCTAGTAAAAAAAGCAGTAAACAAAAAAATACTATTAGAAAAAGATATTAACAATTACAAAAGATTAAGTGATAAAGAGTTATATGAATCAAAAGGTATAGATAGAAAACAATTTGGTGATAAAGGATATATTGATACAAAAGGATATGCTTCATCTAAAAAAGGATATTTAGATGATAACACTAAAGACCCAAAGAGCATGAGATTTTTTGTTAACAAAGATTTATCTGATAAAAAGAATCCATTATGGAGTAAATATAGAGAAGTAGTAAACAAATATTCAAATGAATTAGCAGATACTTTACTTAACATAATATTAAAAACAAAATTATTTGAACAATTAGACGCTAAAAAAATAAAAGGTAAAGATTTTGATTTTGCTTTGATAACAGGTATAGGAGATGTGACACCTAAAGGTGAGGTAAAGATTTTACCTGCAAGTATTAAAGCATTAAAAACAACATTATGTGGTCTAACAAGAATTGAAAAGAAACAAAAAAATGATAAGTTTGCAGTTATAATAAATGAAGAATTATCTGCTAAATCAAATGCTGCTAAAATATACCTTACACTTATTAGAGGTAAATCAAAAATATTAGATTTGCAAGTTAGATACAAAGGTAAATTTACACCTAGACCACAGTTTCAAGGTGGCCTTGCTAAAGACTTTGAGACCATTATGAAGGCAGAGTGTGGGTCTGCTTAAGTATAAATAGTAGAAAACAACGATTTATTGATGGAATAACGCTTGACAAGAGCGGTGAAATTTTGTATAATGGGTATAGTGGAGAGAGATGTATAGTTTTAAACAATATTTAAATGAATCTAAAAACACACATTTAGAGCATTTAGAAGACGAAATAATTAATAACGGATATCAAGGTGGTATCAACGCAGTAGAATTTCTTAAATCATTAAGAAATATGCTTGTCGGCTCATCTGGTAGAAAAGTAAATGTATCTGTTAAATGGGATGGTGCACCTGCTGTATTTTGTGGTGTCAATCCTGAGAACGGCAAATTCTTTGTCGGATCAAAATCTGTATTCAACGTAAATCCTAAAATTAATTATACGCCTGCTGATGTAAGAAGAAATCATACAGGTGGTCTTGCAGATAAATTAATCGTTGCATTAAGAGAACTTAAAAAATTAAACATCAAAGGAGTTGTGCAAGGCGACTTCTTATATACTCCAGACGAAATCAAAACAGCAACAATCAGAGGTGAAAAGGTTATCACTTTTACACCTAACACAATCACATATGCAATACCTAGTGATTCTAATTTAGCAAATAGAATACTTAAATCTAAAATGGGTATAATATTTCATACATCATACACAGGTAGAAAGATGACAGATTTAAAAGCAAACTTCGGTGTCAATATAAACAGATTTTCAAAAACACCTGCTGTATTTTTTGATGACGCAGGATATAAAGACACATCTGGTGTTGCTACATTTACAGAATTAGAGTCAGATCAGTACGATAGTTTATTAAGAATGGCTGCAGGTTCAATATCTAAAAGTAAAGGCGTTTTAGATTTAATGAAAAGGCAGACTAATTTATTATCAGTAGGTGCAAGACTTAAAATATTTTTTAATGATTATATTAGAAGAGGTCAGACTATTGCAAACCCTTCTCC